ACAAGTTAGCGTTCTTCAAGTTTACCAACATCAATTTGTAGGCATCAATTCCCAAGAAACAAACCAAGTCAGTTTTTTCAGCAACGGCAGCAGGGATGTTGGCGTAAACCTGATCCAAGATGTCATCGATGTTTGCAGCGGTGATTGAAGTAAAGGTAGTTGGTGCAGCGTTCGCCAATACTGGAGAAGCAGCAGCAATGATTTTATTGAAACCATCAAAACGACTCAAGTTAGGGTTACCACTTGTGGTGTCACCCTGCCACATTGCAACTTCCAAAGTTTGTGCGATAACGGCAGCCTTTTCAGCACCGATCTGCTCTTCAAAAGGAACCATAGTTGGTGAACCAGGCATGATTTGTGTTTGCATCCACTTGGCTTCCAATGTCTTTGGGCAAAGAGTTTCTTCAACTTTTACAGCACCAACGGTGATGTTACGCTGAGTGAAGGCAGTTGTACCACTTGGATTGTAACCACATCCATCGGCTTGAAAGAAAACGGTTGAAGCAAGGATGTTCAAAGCAGATGCAGATTTTACACCTACCTGAACTTGGTTAGAAGATTGCAACAAGGTTGCAGTTTTGCTCCCGAAAAGAGCCTTAACCAACAAATCAGTTGATTGTTCGTTGGTGTAATTTGCGAGTGATCCTACAGAGAATGACATAGTTTTATTTGTTTATTGCGTTTTTGAATTTTTTAAGTGCTTCAAACTGGTCGTTCTTTTTGTTTGAAACGGGGGTTTTGATTGGGGTTTCGCTTGGTAAGTCAGCAACTTTCTCAATCAAGTCAATTGCTTTGCTCATTGCTTCCTTGTGCTGGTTGTTAGATGCAGACAAAGCCACAACCTTTGCAGACAATTCAGCGATTGCACTTTCCAACTTTGATACAACATCATTGAAATGAGATACGGTTGCAAACTCTTCTTTGGCTTCAACTTCGATTTCGATTTCGGGTTCAACGATTTCAGTCACGATACCGTCAACAGTTGTCACCAACAAACCACCTTCAACCTCGTGAGTTGCATCAGGTGCTGGAATTGAACCTTCAGCAGTTTGAACGAAGATGGCAGTTCCTACAACCAATTCACCTTCCCATTCAACGATTGTTCCATCAGTCAAAGTGGCAGTTGCCATCTCAACTTTGATTTCTTCTTCGGAGAATCCCAACATCGTGCGGATTTCCTTGAGTGTTTCTTTTGCGTTCATTTTGATATAAATTAGATTTTGTTTTTACTTGTTGCAATTTTACTTTCCATTCCACCTTGAAAGAATCTCTTTCATCTGCTCAATGAGTTGTTCTTCTTTGTCTTCAGGGAAATCAAAAACACCCTCTACCGAGAATCCTTTGAACTCACCTGATTTCACTTTTGCCCACACATCATCGTTGTCAATGAGATAAGAGACAAACCAACTTCCATCGGCAACTTCTTCAAATCCCTTCGGTGGCATCACTCCTCTTTCACGATCTATGATGTATGATTCAAACAAGCTCACGCCATTCATTATGGGTGTCTTGTGGTGTGCGTTCACGGAGTTGTACTGGTTTGACCTCGCCCATTTCTTGGCAATCTTAAAGATGCTCTCTTTGTCAAATACCACATAGTATTCACCTCTCACATCATCTCTGCGATAGATGGGTAAATCGGCAATCATCGCAGCACCAGTAACGATTCTTTTCTCTTCATCTTGGATGGCAAATTTACTCGCTGACAATTTGCGTTCTGTCCATCTCAACATCTCTTCACCACCCCACAACAAATAGGAGATAGTACCACAAGCGGTATCATCGTTTTCATCGTAGTACTCTTTCGCTCTTGATAGGTATGAATAGATCCGTTGAACGGTGTCATCGCTTATCGGTTGACCTTGTGCCAATTGTTGACCTCTCACCTTTCCCACTTGAGTTGCACATTTGTTGCCGTTCTCTTCGTTTAACCGGATACCTCTTTCGGCATTCGCTTTTGCACCTTCAGGATAATCCGTGTAACTCTCAAATTCACTAAATGCGAGAAAATCCTTTTGGATGGCTGCGTTTTCAACAAGCGAAACAAAGTCAATGCCTGTCTCCTCGTCAAATTCGTTGATGTCTAATTTGTAAACTGGAAGTTTCATCTTATTCAAATAGCGTTATTGTGTAACAGATACCTTTTTCAACGATGCAACCCGACCTTGTGTTCGTGAGATGTCACCCTCGGTCACATAAACTCGCTGTTCAAATCCGCTCACTTGTGGCAATGTGGATGAGATTTGTGGTGCTGCCATCTGTGGCAATCCTCCTCCGCTTGATTGCATTCCAGTTGGTGCGGATGGCTGACCACCTTTGAGGATGTCTCGTGCTTTCTTTGCATTGGTCAAAATCATTGCTGCCAATCCGATGTATTTCGCAGCACCAGCAAGACCACCGGTGGCAATGTTGTCGGGAGATGGTTTCTGCGTGACATTCAATGCACCTGATATTGCCATTGCCGTATCCGCTGCGATGACTGACAAAGCAATTGCCTTGCCTGTTTTGGTTTGCTCTCCAGCCAATGCTGCGATTGAGTTTGCCAAATCTATTGATGCTTTGTAAAGGTTTTGTTTTGCGTTTTGTACGGCTTCTTCATTCTTGATTTTGTCTGCTGTAGCCTTGTCGCTGATTTCCTTTTCTTTTGCTGCCGTATCTTCCGCAAGTTTTACGGCTGCTTCTGCGTTCTTTTTTTGGAGTTCTTGTTCTTTTTTCTCAAGTTCCAAAGTGGCCAACATTTGAGCATCTGCATATTTTTGGTCAATCAATGCGAGTGCTTCAGCGTTGCCGACATTGGCTATTTGTTCTTGAATGTGAGATTCTTTTAGTGCTAAAAGTTTGTTTTCATATTCAACTTGCAACCTCTCACCTTCATCCTCAACTTGTGCCAATCTTAATTCTCTTGCAGTTTCGTTTGCAGAAAGTTCCGCAGATATTAATTGATCTTGCCCTTTGACTCTTTCCGCTTCTAACTTTGCTTGTCGGTCTTTCTCATCTTGAATCTGTTTGTCCCTTTCGGCTTTCCTTTTGTTCCCAGCCTCTGTGTTTGCATCCGCTTGTGCTTGTGCTTGTTCTTTTTGAAAGTTCTGTTCTTCAATTGCCAATACTGCCAATGCGTTTTTGGTATCCAGAATAATCTTGCCCCATTCTTTTTCCGTGTTCTTCCCGTAGTTTGCACGAGCTTGTGCAAGGTCATTCTCTAACTTTTGTCTTTGCTTATTGAATACACCAACTTCATCTCCTCTTGCTTTCAACAATGCAATCTCTCGGTCGAGTTGCTCGTTGGCTTTCTCTGTTGTCTTATTCAACTTTGCCAATGCTCTGTCCTGTGCGGATGTGATACCAACCCAATCGGTAAATTGTTGCACCAACCCACCGACAAACTTTGCCATTGCACCAAGACCGGGTATTAATGACATCACGGCTTTCTTGAGTGAATCAAAGTTCGTGATCACCAATGTCAACACAATACCAATTCCACCCAATGCAAGAGTTGAAATCCTGCCCAATGATTGGAATGCTTGAGTTACCCCACCTTTGATGTTCTTTGCGATTGCACCAAACTGCTGTTGAACCTTTCCAAGACCTTCAAGACCTTCAGCCAAAGCCATTGCACCTTGCAACTTGACCATTGTCTTCTCAAGTTCTTCCGACTGGTTGCCAAACAAAGCCATTGCGCCTTGTGCTGCTTGGAATCCACGAGCAACACCTTGAACAACCGTGTTGATTTGTGCAAACTTATCGGGGTTCACCGCTGCCACACGATCATTGAAATCCTCCATTCGGTCACGAGCAGCAGCAAGTGCCTTCTCTGCTCTTATTGCTTCGGGTGAGAATTCGCCAAACTGCATCACGGCTTGTTGTGCTGCGACTGTCAGTTCTCGGATTTCTGCCTTCATTGATTTGAAGTCAGGTTTGTTGACGGTTAAGTCAATACTTGCGTTTAATGCCATTATTTTTCTGCTATTATAAAGTAATCCACGCCATCCGTTTCAAAGATGTGTGATGCCCAATGTTGATTGATTGAATGTGTATCCGCACCGTCAATCTTTGCCGTTCCAGTTGTATCAACGGTGATGGTATGTGCGGAAGTTAATTTTTTGACTGCAAATTGTTTCCCACTCAATCCAGTTGGATCAGGCAAGGTGATTGTCTTGTTTCCACTTGTGGTATCAACCAAAAACAATCTATCGTCTTTTGTTGCCGTTGTGTTTGCCGTTACCGTCTTGACTGAACCACCACTCAAAAATGATGGGTACATCTCGTAATTGCCAATATAGAGTGTGTTCGATTTGGTAGGTTGGAAATCATTTGAAACAACAACCACCGAACCATCAACCCCATCAGGATAGTGAATATCGGTTGAGCCAAATCCACTATTGTTGATTCCGTTTCCGCTGAAGTTCTCACCAACAAAGATTCCACTTCCTTCACTTGTTCCAACTCCAACTCCGCTGATGCCGGGTTTGATTGGAAATTTACCACCAGGATACACATCACCATAGATGTCCGTGTGCGCACCTTGTGCAGTTCCAGCACCCATCTTTTTCACGGTGATTGTGGCGGGTGGGATGAATTGAGCCAACAAGAATTCACATAAGTAAACTCCCTCATCTGTTGGGTTGTAGTTTTCAACCTTGTTTAATCTCCAGTATTGCCCTTCAAAGAAATACAGATTCTTGAATTGTAGGTTGTACCAATCGGAAGGAGTTAATCTAAAGTATGCCCGAACTATTTTGGAGTTCTTATTGGTGATCTCTTGGATGAATCTGTAATAGTAAGTATTGACAAGGTTTGCATTGGTGTAATTGTACCCAGCACCGATACCAACTTCTCTCGGCATCCCAAACAAAAGATCAATTGTCGGGTTGGAAAGTGAATCATAATGGATTGTCAAAGGAATTGATGTCTTGACTTTGGTTGCACTCAATGAAAAAGTTC